AGATGGTTATGCTGTTCCTAGAGTTGGAACTGGAATAGTCAACAGTATCGGGGATGTAATAAACCAACGTGGTCAAATCAACTCTGCTGCACCCAACTTAGGAGCAAGATAATGATGTACGGTAAAGATTATTCAAAAGATGAAATGCGTAAGATGGAAGAAGATACTCGTCGTGCTGGCGAGAATGAGGTTCGTGGTTCTGCTGAAGCTCAGAAGAATCTAGGCCGCACTCTCAAGCCATCTATGCCGCAGCGTATGGGCAACCGTAAGATGAAACGCTAGGAGACTGCTATGCCAATGATTAAAGGTTTCAGCCAGAAGTCTATGAGCAAGAACATTTCCAAAGAGATGAAGCGCGGCAAGCCTCAAAAGCAAGCCGTAGCTATTGCTTATAGCGTTGCTCGTAAAGCAAAGACACAAGCTAGAAGTCGCATACGATGAGCAGGAAAAAGGATAAGGGGATAAATCCTGAACTTGAAGAAGCAATCAGTAAGTCTTTGAAAGAAGTGATGGCAGACACTACCGCCAGCATTACTGAAAAGATGAAAGTTATAGACCGAGCTTTGAAGCTGGAAGCTATTAAATTAAAGCTAACGGATGACGAGTGGGGAAGTGGGTTTGCAACTGATGAAGATGAGTAGTATTATCCGAATACCATTGTTATAAGGGGATATTCATGGATGCTACTTCTATTATCAGAATCGCACTTACTGTATTGGCTGGCAGGTTAATAGTATTTTTGGCTTTAGGCATGGTTTGCGGTATGACTTCGTGGGCGATGTGGGGGCCGCAATGGGAAAGATTGGTTGCGCTATGTATCTTTTCCATATTTACCTTTTTGGTTTTGCGTAAAGACAGGAGTTTAAACGATGAAAAAGTATCAAACGAATAACCAGCAAGTAGGTACAGCGATGCGTCCTCAGATGCCTTCCGATATTACTGCTGGCGGCGATCCGTATTACAAATCTGGAACTCTGCCTAAAGGTGGCTTTCAATCTACATGGTGTTTTGGAACGTCTCACGACAGTAAGAACAGCCCAACTGATATGGTTAAAGGCCAGAAAAAGGTGTACTGATGGCAAATAACATTGCGTTTCAACCGATGGGGAAGACGTACAAGATAGAAGCCCCATCATCAAATACAGCCGTAACCATTGCAGTTAATGCAGATAGCCCAAGCAATCAATACTATTTGTCTAATCATCAGGCTGCTGGTAAAGGCTGCTATGTAAGGATTAGCACATCGAATGTTGCTGCGGTTATTCCTACGGCTGCTGGTCAATACTCAATGCTTGTTCCTCCATCGACTCGGTTGGTGTTTACTGGCCCACAGTGCAGTAGCACAAAGACTGTTTACGTGTCGATGATCGGTGAAGACAACAACGCTGAGATTTACGTTACTCCGGGTGAAGGTTTGTAAATTGACTAGCCCCCCTTCCTCGCCACAGCCAAAGCCACAATCACTTTGGCGTAAGAGGGGGTCAAGTTATACAAAGAAAGCAAAGAAGCAATCGGAGGAAAAATGAACTGGTCGGACGCGCTCAAAGCCGTTATACCTATTGTGGTTGCAAGCTTAGCTTGGCTGCTTGGTGAGGTTGGCTCGTTCAATACTCGCCTGACCAAGATTGAGGGTCAGATGCCATCGTTAATTACTCCACAGGGAGTACCAACAGATAGTCCCCTATCCGCAGAGCGTCGGCACGTATTAAAAGAAGAGATATACAAAGACCTGCATGACTTGCAAGTTCGTATTAAGTTGATGGAAGAAAGGGCTAAAAGATAATGCTGACGCTACTTTCAACGCTTGTTAGTTTTTTGATGGGTGGCCTACCCAAAATACTTGATCTGTTTCAAGATCGCGCAGATAAATCTCACGAACTAAAGCTGGCTCAGATGCAGACAGAGCGTGAGATGCAACTAGCTGCCGCAGGATACGCAGCCCAACAACAAATAGAAGCTATTAAGCTAGATGAGATAAAGACTCAGACAGCATCGGATGAGAGGCAAGCCTTAATAGGCGCACAACAATCTGAGATGCAAGCTATCTACGCCCACGATACAAGCCTTAATGAAGGTACAAGTCAGTGGATGAAAGACTTACGCGCTAGTGTCAGGCCAGTAATTACTTATGGATTCTTCTTTCTGCTGGTTGGCATTGACAGTGTACTGGCATACAAAGGATTGACTAGCGGCGTTGACTTTAATGCGCTAGCAGATCAGCTTTGGGATAACGAGACACAAGCGTTGTTCGCTTCGATTATTGCGTTTCATTTTGGCGGCAGGGCGTTTGGCAAATGATAAGCCCCAAGGCTTTGAAGATGATCTCGCATCACGAAGGTGTGAGAACTAAGCCTTACCGTTGTCCAGCAAAGCTTTGGACTATCGGAGTAGGCCATGTCATTGATCCTAACCACGGCAAATTGAAGATTGAAGACAGAGTAGGATTGCCGTGTCCTGAAGGTTGGAACCGCACATTCACAATGGAAGAAGTCAATGCCATACTTGCAAAAGACCTTGAGAGGTTTGAACGAGGAGTTCTTAAATATTGCCCTGCTGCTGGCAGTAAGCAAGGCTGGCTGGATGCTTTGGTTAGCTTCAGTTTCAATGTAGGTTTGGGAACATTACAGCGCAGCACACTACGCCAGAGATTCAATCGTGGTGACTATAATGGTGCAGCAGATGAGTTTCTGAAGTACACGAAAGCTGGTGGCAAAGTCCTTAAAGGATTAGTTAATCGTAGGAATGATGAACGCGCATTATTTATAGCGGGGTAGAAATGGCTAAGAATCCTAGTTTAGCTGTAGGTCGCGGTGAGAAGCTTCCAGCAAGCAAAGGCGCTGGCCTGACCGCCAAGGGTAGGGCTAAGTACAATCGTGAGACAGGAAGCGATCTGAAGGCTCCTGTCACCACTAGCAAGCCTAGCAAGTCTGAAGCTGGCAGACGGGCATCTTTCTGTGCGCGTATGGGTGGGATTGTTAAGACAGCAAAGAATTCTGAACGTGCTAGAGCATCTATGCGGAGATGGAAATGCCGATAGAAGGTGACATGAATCAAGATGTAATGGAAATTATGCGTCAAGAGCGCAGTCCAGACTTCTTGTCACAAGCACAGAAAGAGTATCCATATCTAAAAGATAAAGAGATAGACATACTCTATAACCCAAAACCACAAGAACAAAGATACCTAGAGTTTTATCCTCCTGATGAACCCGGTGCGCCTGATATGCCGCGCCCAAAAGAATTGCCTATGGGTAGAGTAGGCATGGAGGTATTTCGTTCTGATGTGCGTCCTATAGATATTCTTGGTGATTACGTATCTCACTACGGTGTGCAGTCTGATCCTGAACTGCAAAAGTATTACGGTCAGTTTGATAAATCTATTGACCCTGAGATGATGCAAAGAAGGTATCAGTTTCATAAGGAGCAGTTTGGAGAAACTAGACCTTATGATCTTTGGTATAAGCAAACTGGTTTGCCTGAGTTGTTTAGGGGTTACACGTTTAATCAGTTTGGTGATAATGCTGCTGAGCTTTACAACCCTCAACAGTTAATGATCCTTGATCGCGTAAAACAATATTTAGGAATAAAATGAAAACTGGACTCTATGCCAACATCCACGCCAAGCAAGCCAGAATCAAAGCTGGTAGTGGTGAGAGAATGAGAAAGCCGGGAAGCAAAGGCGCTCCCACGGCTCAATCATTTATTCGTTCCGCGAAAACAGCCAGTAGAAAAAGCAAGCGGTAAGTATCAAACAAATACCAGCGCCTACTAATAAGCCAGCAACAAACGTAATGATGGAGAATGTTTCCATAGTTATGGTTGCGCCAATAAGTTACGTATCTCGGCAACTGGCATACCTAACTTCTCATGAATAACGAGAATGTGACCAGCACTGATCTTCTTTTTGCCATGACGATACCTGCTTATGTCTGGCTTGCTTATCTTTTTATCAAAGAACTCATAAAGCCTTGCATCATTCTTTAGGTTGTTTGTTTCCATGATGTGATCGAACAAAGCAAAGTCTGGTCTTTGTATGTATTTTTCTTCAGTCATGCTGTCTCCTTATGGTGCTGGAATAAGTTTTCCATCAAATGCGTAGGTTCCTATATGTGTCAAACCTACCCACGGTGCTGCATATATCTCACCACCGTTATCTCTCCATGTCTTACAGAAGTGATAGTCCTCTGACAGCAAACGCTTAGTCTCTGGCTCAATACTCTCTGTAAAGTATTGGCTAATCTGTTCTGCCCCTATATTTCCAGACAGATCAGTAACGTCATTGACGTACCAAGGAACGATAGGCTTTAGCTTTTCAAATACTTCACGCTTAATCAGCATGAATCCTGTGCCGCCATTCCAAATCTCCACTGGCTCATTTACTGGAACCGTAGCCTCACCTACATAGTTCTTTAAATTCACTACAAAAGAACCTGTGTGGTACTTCAAATGACTGTCAGGCACACCAGACTCTATTGCCTTGCGTACTCCTGCCCAATTAACTTCTTTCTTAGGGTAGATACCGCAAATAACATCCTTGTCTGATTCAATCATCTTCAAGAAGTCAGCAGGGTTAAACTGAATGTCTGCATCTATGAACATCAAATGCGTTGCGTCTGACTTCATAAAGCCATGCGCTAAAGCATTCCTGCCGCGAGTAATCAAACTTTCGTTGAACATGAATGACATCATGCTCTGTATGTTGTTGTCTCTTAGCAGGTTATTAAGTTGCAGTAAGCTTTGTGCGTAAAAACCGAAACACTGTCCACCATACATAGGTGTAGCTATGAATATTTTTTTCATTTGTTCATCCTGTAAAACCATTTGTCTGCTCTGCGCTGACAGTCAATGCTGTAACCGTTAGCTCTGAGTTCTGAAATAATGCTATTGACTGCACACACTCCTGCCTTCTGGATAATATCTAGCGTTGTGTATTCCCCTCCCCGCCCCAAAAGATTTGCGACTTTCTGTAATCGTTCAGATTTATCAAACTTTGCAGCATTCACGATATATCCTCCACTCTAATGACGTATCTGCCTTTACTGTTCTTGCGCCAGCCATGTACTTCAATTCTTATTCCGGCATCTCTGACTAGCGCAACCGTGGTTGAATCTTGAATTTTCTTTATGCGGTCAGCAACAGCAGAAGCCGTTACCTGTACCGCTAGAACTTCATCCTTACGTATAGCTAGAATGTCGCACCACCCCCACAAATCCTTTCTCTGCTTAGTAAAGGAATTCCACTTCTCTACAATCTCGCAGTGGTAGCCTTGCTCTCTTAAATACTCAAGGCTTCGTTGTGTGGGTGAGCGACTAGCAGCCATCAGAAAGGAATCTCATCATCTCTGTGTGGGCTGTACTCTCTTACTGTGCTGCCCTCAGTAGGTTTCTTGTAGCTAGGATCGGGAACAAAGTTATCCTGCGCTAAAGATATAAGCTCACCTACTGGAGTAGGTTTACGCCATCCTGCAAGCTTGACCCACTCCCCTTCTTTAATGTCTCTGTCAGCAGTAAAGCCACCTTTAAGGTGAGGTTGTGTATCTGTCTTGCGCTTGTCGTTCGTGAACAGAACGCCCTTGCCCGGTCTTTCATTATGGTTCTTCATACTTCCTCCAACGAATTAGCAGCCGCCATTACTTTCATTTTGGTAGGCGCATCTAGTTTGTCTATCACTTCACCGTTTGCATCTTTAAGCATCTTTAGCTTTTCGCGTTTAATGTCGCTAGTAAGCTTTTGGCTTGCCTTTATTTTGTGAACCATGTCGTGAAAGGAAATCTCCCATTCTGCTAAATCCGTGGATTCGCTGAACGGCTCCTGTATCCCCGGCACGTAGAGAGGCAAAAAAGTCTCACCTTCTTTTTTCTCTTTTGCTTTCTTTATTTCCTCAACCACGACTTCCGCTTTCCCCATGTCAACTTCCTGAGTTTGCTTCTGCGGCTCCATGTCCTGAACTTCCTCTGGCGTGTAAACACCTGCGACACAACCGGGATATACGGATCGGATACCTTCTGAGATGCAACGCGCTCTGAGCATAGCTCTAGGATATTTGTGCCATCCACTACCCGGTTTAACCAGCCCGATATTCTTGCCCATCTCGATAGTCCAAGTGACAGACAAAGACCCACCAGCGGGATGACTAAAAACACCAGTAACGCAATCATCTGTGTATTCCTTCCACTCCACCTTCCCACCCGCTTGCTGGAACCTAGCCATCATTGCGTCTGCTTTCAACGCTGGCCTACCTTGGATAACGTGATAGTCACGCGCAGCAGCGGCAGGGTGTGATCCTTCTGCCTGTGCTATCAACATCAACGCCATAGCTTCCTGTTCTGTCTTGACGTTAAACAATCCAGACTTTGCTATAAT